TTAATAAAAATTATTTTGTCTTCAACACACGAATGAATCCTAAACCCGTAGGCAAGTAACACTTTGGTTGATTCAGTCGATCCTTTGGCACTGGGGACACACGTTCCAGTCAAATATTTGCATCCCTTACTTTTAGCTATTTCAGCTATTTGATCAGCCATCTGAGCCGCTATTCCTAACTTACGGCTTTCTTTCTTTACGTAAATATCTTCAATATAACATTCATCATTATAGAATTTATAAGTAGAGAATCCGTGTTCATTCTCAATGATGTTCTTACCTTCTCTTTCTGAGATATATTGTCCATATAAACTCAACTCGCTCATCCTATCTCCTTATAAACTCTTAGATGCTCTTAAACGACTCAATCCTCTCTTCACCCCTAACTCTAAGTTAAGGTTCACAAGACTAAGACTCTCTCCAGAAGACTGGGAGTTGTCGTTGTCAGGGATATCTTCAATTTCAAATTTAAGTGCGGTACATTGCTGGCGGGCTAAGTGCATTCTAAATTGATATACACCAGATAAACCACCTCCATATGTTGATTCACTATCACCATAAGGAGAAATCTCACCATAGGTTGCGTCTGTGTCATTACCAATTACTCCGTCAGGGTTAAAGTAGACCACTTGTGACGGATAACTTTCGTAATCGTAATATATCTTAATTCTCAATCTGTGTTCCGATTTGTAAGTGCCTATTAATGCGGCTCTGTACACTCTCTGGAAACCTTGTATTCCAGTAAACTGTTTCAGCCATCCAGTTTCTAATCTTAAAGAATAACTAACATCATCATCATAATATACAGAAGTATTTTCCTTAAACACTTTTCCATCAGATGTTGCGTAAACGAATTTATTCTTCCAAGTCGCAGAACTAATCCCAAATTGATTGGTAAAAGTAGACCACTGTTCAAAATAATAGTTAAAGACAAGAGTCACACCAGTGCTTGTAGTAAAACGAACTTCGTTTACATCTTCAACTAGTTGAGCTGAAGTAATATCAGCATCGTTATAGTCTTCAACCATGGCTCCAATATATTGAGTCTGTAAGTTTTTAGTAAGAAGATAGATACCTTTGGTACTCATAAACATGAGACCAGATGGAGTGTAAGCTACAGAATTAATGTTAGAGCACCCAACATCAGCACTGATTAATATTGGCTCAGAGAAATTGTCATTCTCACCAGTAGGGAGAGGACCATCTCCATAAACAGCATAAATATTATCTCTCTTAAATATAATAAGCTTATCATCCATAGATCCTAATGCTGTTATCTGACCACCTGCAGGGTTCACTTGAGTAGTAAACAATGCTGAGAAGTTAATGGATTGCCCTGGAACATACTTCTTAGAGTAATATATTTTATCAGTTGTTTGAGTACCTGCTAAAAACACTCTGTTTTGGTGGGATAAAATAATAGAAGCTGAAGGAGGGGCATCATTTTCTACAATCCCGCCCACAGTGTATAAAATCTCCTGAGAGATTAAGTCTGAATCAGCTGTAGTATCCACAAAAGTAACAGAATCTACAGTCGGATCATTATATCTATAAATGTCTACGGACTCTAGGACTCTATAAAAAATCTCTCCATTAGCTTCTGTACGATAAACTTCAATCGACACTTCTGGATTAGGAGAAGTTTTTTCAGTGAGTCTTAAAGTAGGTATAGTCAAGGTGATTGCACTTGTCGCTCCTGCCACCACTACAGATGTCGGAATCGATGGAGCTGATCTCTGCAACTCTCCTTTACCATCTAACCAAGAATATAAGACTGCATATTGGTGAGTACCATTTTGAAACACTGTAGTACCAGTAGTAGAGGTAGTCTGAGATGAAACATTTTCAGGAAATAAATTAAAACCAGATTCAACTACTCTTGATCCGTCATAAGAATAAATAACTCCCCCACTAATGTACATGGAGTTACCGATTTGAGTAGAGTTATAGGTTGTAGAAGTACTAAAGTCTAAGCAGCATTTTCTTATCCCTTGAAGAGAGTAAGAAACATTAGCTGCTGTCACAAGTTTTTCTCTGACTGGTGCTGCAAAGCAAAAGTCATTATTTATGTTTAAGTATGAGCTAGCTAAATAAGGTTTGCTTGGTAACTCCCCAGCTGCAAAAGTAGTGGCCACATCAAAGAACTTAGCTGTAATAAAACCAGCTGAATTTAAGACAAAAACTGTACTCTGAAACTCTGACTCGTGGAGAGTAGGTACATATACCATATTATTAGAAATAAATACTTCGCCTATTAGACCCACTGATCGTTTATAGACAGCCGAAGTGGCCACTGTGCCATCTAACTTAATAGCTCCAGTGCGAATATACTTATTATAAGACTCTGCTGCTGTGATAGTGTAATACCATCTAAAACAATCATCATCTGTTTGTAATTGATCTTGTAAAAAAGCACCCTGTGATCCGGTAATAGCTTCGACTGCAGTAGTAGTGTTGTCTATTAAGGCGGGGGCAACTATTTCTTGGAAATTTCTATTATAGACTACGGTTTTAATACCTACACCAGCTTCCTGCCAAGCTAAAGATATGTACTCATTTGTTGACGTAGCAAAATAAGCTAAGTTTAAGCATGTGCTTGGAGTTTCAACTATAGTTTTAATAGCTGGAAACCCAGTAATAGGTGTGGCCTGGGCACCCTCTTTAGTAATGTACATTAAACGAATCTGATCTGACGTATCTTTATACGTCATTAGCATGGCCGAGCCGACTTTAATGACATTGTATAATGGAGTTGTTTTTGAATCTGTTTTTAATGTAGTAGCTGCTGACAAGGAAGTAGGATTTATTGTAGAAATCCTCTTCCAATTGATGTTATTAGATTCTGTATAAAATATATAAATATAGTTTTCGACAGATACCACTCGAGGGCAAGCTCCCGTAGCAGACACTAGAGAGTCAGTAAGTAAGACTGTACCAGTAGAATCATCAATAAGATTACAACGCACTCCTCCACGACTATCCTCCCAGCTATAAAGCGAGTAGCCTTGGTTGCTATCAACATCAGGCAGCTCTTGAGAGTAGTTATTGGAGATTACAGATTGTTGAGAAGTAGCTGTAGATAATGCTTGTCCTTTCTCTACCCAGCTGTCTCTTGGTTCTGTGTAAGAATAAATTTTACTATCGCTAAATAAAACAAGTTCGTCTTTATAGACAGAAATGCTTTTAGAGTTTGTAATGGAATCGCCATTTAAAACATTTGTTGAGAGGCTTTCAAAACCATTACGCTTATTTATTGCCCCGAACTTGGTGAAAACACCGTTTTCGATGGCCAATAGCTTACCGTCTGCAACTTGCTTAGGGTCAGACTTTGTGTCTAACCCCTGAGCAAACATTATATTAGATTGTATTTTTTCTAAGGCCATCGTGTTTCCTTATGGGTTGTATACTAAACTAGTCATTACTCTAATATCTGTACCTGCTCCCGAAACAGCTACAAACTTTCCAAGACCAAAACAAACAGAGTTCCATGCTCCGTTTCCTGTAGGAGCATAAGTTGTTTTCCAAGTAATTCCGTCAGCAGAATAATATATTCTTGAATCAGAGCTAGCACCCGATACAGCTACAAACAGACCGTTACCAAAGGTTACCGAAGTCAACTGTGAATTAGCATCTATCCCAGATCTTAAAGTCCAAGTTATTCCATCTGGAGAAGTCATTACTTTGTTAGCACCATTAGTGGACACAGCTACAAACAGACCGTTACCATAAGTAACAGATATCCAAGAATTGTCGGCTGCTGAATTTCGGATAGTCCAAGAAGTACCATTGCTGGAAGTCATTACTCTGTTACCAGTTCCAGAATTAGCTACCGCTACAAAAAGACCATTACCGTAACATACAGATTGCCATCCATTATCAGCAGCCGAAGATCTTAAAGTCCACGGAAGACTTAAACCACCAGGAGAAGTCATTACTCTGTTACCAGTTCCAGAACTAGCTACCGCTACAAAAAGACCATTACCGTAACATACAGAGTTCCAGCTGTTATCCGCAGGAGTAGATCTGTTAGTCCAGCTATTACTTTGAAATGAGTTCATAGATCTAGTGCCTGTACCAGAGTTTGACACCGCTACAAAAAAACCGTTACCAAAACATACTGATGTCCAGTTGTTATCTAAAACACCTGAACCAGTAGTAGCCCAAGTATTACCACCTAAAGAAAACATGACTCTATTACTAGTACCTGAGTTGGATACTGCTACAAATTGAGTGTCTAAACCAAAAGCTACAGATTGCCATGTATTGTTAGCTGCAGATGTTCTAGATTCCCAGTTTGTGGCAGAAAATAAAGCTAGGTCTCCACTAGATTGAATTGTTTTATATGCAGATCCATCACTTATTTTTAATTCTTTAGTAGTAGTGTCCCAAACAGGACGACCTTCTTGGCCAGATGCTGAAGGTAAACTACCAGTAGCGTTTTGTTCTAATTTAAAAGATAATTTAGCTAAATCAGTAGATAAAGTGCCTTGTGCCGTAGCGTCGTCGCCTTCAGTGATTTGTAAAATCCCAGCACCACCACGGTGAAGCTTAATGTTATTTGATGGGGTGACGTTATTTCCTAAAACAACCTGACCCTTTAAAGCAGCAATAGTGTTATCATTAAAAGTAGAGTTACTCTGAAACTCGGCTGTTCCCTGAAGTTGTGTGTTACCTTCTACTGTAAGATTATCTCCCACAGTTAGGTCAAAGCCTACAATAATATTACTTAGTACATCTAAATTCTGATCAACAGTAACATCATTCTTAAACTCTGCAGCACCTTGAACAATAAAAGTTCCACCAATACCAACGTTTCCTGTGACATCTAAATTCTGAGAGAGTGTTACGTCTTGTTGAAATAAAGCTTCACCAGAAAAGGTAGGAGTACCAGAAATAATATTAGAACCTGTAGGATCTAAATCAATACCGCCTATTACTAAAGTCGCAGCATCTGAAGCTGGATCATAAAATGTATATTTATCTGTAATACTTGAGAATATTACCGCTGCACCTGAGGTAGAGTAGTCTCCCCCTATTCCTCCGACAGATGCGATATCTAAAGCACCACCACTGGTAATACGTACAACGTTACCTATTCCGTCTCTGTAATAAAGATCAGAGTTCTTAACATAGATAGCACGAGTTTCCGTAGGATCGCTAGTCTTAGCAGTCCAAGCGATTCTATCTAATTGAGCAATAGCGTAGTTATTGAAATTTAGGTTGGAGTTGATGTTAAGACCAGAAGGAGTAATCTTTCTACCCTTTCCAGTCGAGTGATCATGCTCATCAACAGTTTCTAAAGCATTATTGATTTGAGTAGCCCAATCTGGACCTGGAGTGACATTTACCTCTGGTATAATCATCCCCATAAAAGCAGTAGTTGACATTTATTGACTCCTTAAAATATCCAAATATCGATTTTTGTATCTGCAGAACTATTTAGGATTATATAAATATTGTCTCGTTTATCTGACGGCGAAGTTTCCCAAACATCTGCATTAGTATTCTTTCTCACCACAAACCAACCACGATATTTTCTATTTAGCTTATGATTAATAATTTTAGGCACACCATTAGAAAGCTCTATGCCTTCCAATAAAATACCATCCAATAGAGGAACATCTATTAATGGTTTAAAGGCAACGATGAGGTTATCGATGAGTTTCTGGGTATCTGGATCGTTACTTGTGAATCTTCTGAAATTCTTCAATCTTACCTCCAGTTATAGAGGTAGTCTTCAAAGTTCTCATTTGATACGTCAGTAATAGATTCAGGATTGGCTATATCTCTGTCTTGGGCAGCTCGCTCGATACGAGCTAATAGATCTCTCTTCACACTCATTAAAGCTGAAACATCATCTTCCTGCTTCATCTTCATTTTAATGGCAACATCCACAATAATATATTCTGAATAGCCATTGATCCCATCTAACTCATCCTCAGCATCCACAAGCCTAACAGCTTTAGGCACATACCAAATACGAGTAGCGATGCCCTCAGTTGGGGCAGGTGCAAGTTTTAAATTACTACCAACTACACGATAACGACCGGAGTTAATACCGTCCCAACCAGTGTTTTGATAATGATTACGATCTCCAAATTGAAATTTCTTAAGACTGTGCCAACGGGAAGAGTCGATTTGCATATCAACACCCATAAGCTTATAAAAGTCACCAGGTAAAGCATAGTTCTCTACGCCACCTGATGTGGAGAAAGAATAAGATTCTACATAATAGTCGCTGCCATATGTCATGACTAAGATGTCATGCAATTCAGCTATTGAGTTATTTATATAATTAGTAAGTTCTAAGTCTTCAATGAAAGGAGAGTTGACCATGTCAGCTCGTTCCCTAGCTTGTTGCTTTAACTCACTTAAGGTGATGTTTGCCATCAGGTACTCCTAAAGATAAAGAGGGGAACTTAATCCCCTCTTAGTTAAAAGATCGATTAGTACTCCGAATCTTCTTCTTCAGAATCTTCTTCTTCCTCTTCTTCAGGCATACCGTCCATACACATCTGAACAAAAGATTTAAGAGCTTCAACAGCCATCTTCTTATCCTTCATCTTTAAAGCTTCAATCAAATCGCCCATGGCAGCTTCTAACCCCATAGACACATCCAATTCATTACCTTCTTCAGATGTAGGTTTCTTCATGACTTGCTCTTTTTCTTCGCCAGACTTGTCTTTCTTGCGAGCAATGATCAAAGCAGCTAAGCCTTTTCCACCCTCTTTTTTGTCTAGTAAATGAATCATCGGTTACTCCTTATGATACTGTTGAGTTCTTTAATACTAAGAAAGCTTCACCAGTAGCTCCTGAAACAGGGGTAGCTGAATCTACATTTTCAACAACAATAGTCTTAAGTTCGATATCAGTGTCACCTGTTAATTCATAAGTAACGCCACCAACGTGAATATTTGTGAAAAGTAACTCAGGATAACCATCCTCAAGAGTTAAGATTAACTCTCCAGTTTCGCTCTGCTCAACAGATGCAACACCCATGATATTGCTTGAAGCAGCACCTGAAGCGTTTAATGTGATAGATCCTGCTAATAGTTTGATTTCTTTTTCTAGACCCTGAACTCGGCTAAAATTTCTTCCTGCCATAAAACCTCCGTTTAGTCTCGCCCATAGAAGGGGGAGCATGATTATTGATGTGTGCCATAAAGTGTGTTATATTAGCAGAATAATGATACAGCTAAGACTGAAGGACTTAAACTATGGAAAATACTAAACCTAAAATAGCCTATAATAGCCTATAATAGGGTAGATATGGTGGGAAAAACATATTCTAACTGGAAGGTTCTAGAGCACTCTGAAACTAGAGGTAAGAAAATATATTATTTATGTGAGTGTTTGCTCTGTAAAACCCAGCATGTTGTACATGGGGGAAATATCAGATCAGGTAAGAGTAAGCAGTGTCTAGACTGTGCTAGAAAGATAGTAGCTTTAGCTAAGAAAGGTGTACCTAGGACTGAGGAAGTTAAGAAAAAAGTAAGTGAGTCCCATAAGGGTAAAAAACTCTCTGAAGAACATAAGAGTAAACTAAGAGGGTTTGACATTAATCAGAACAATCCATTTTATCTTAACTTAGACCCAACACCCAGCTTGCTGAATAGAGGAACTAGATTAAGTCATGTTGCAGGGTATAAATTTAATAAGATTAAAAAAATTAAATTGGGCTATGACTTAACTAAATACGACGTAGCCGAAATCATTTGCAAACAGTGTCAGTACTGCGGGCATGTTCCGGATTTATCAGATACGAATAATAATAGCCCTTATAATGGAATTGACCGAATTGATAGTTCTAGAGGCTATTTTAAAGACAATGTAGTTCCTTGTTGTAAGACCTGCAACTTTGCTAAAAACGAAATGACTGTATTTCAATTTAAAAGATGGGTTGAAAAAATATCTTCTTATCAAAAGAAACAGGGGTAGTATTAATACTACCCCTGTTAAACCTAGAAGTTATCTAAGTTATTAAAATTTAAGAACTCCATTATGTCCAGGTGCGTGGCATGCGAGATTGGCATAAGCTCCGACACGAACTTCAACTGAGTCTGAAGCAGCGTTACGCATAACACGTAGGCCGTCAGTCTGAAGAAGTTGAGGAGCTTGACCTAGAGAGATCATCTGCCAAGTCTTCATAGTAAGCATGTATGCTCTGTTGTTAGGACAGTTTTGGTCAGGCACAACTCTGATTGGTCCTTTAGGGCCAATGATTTGTACACCAGTGAAACCGATAGAAGCCGTAGCTTTGAGATCGATAAACTGGACTTTGCTTCCCATTGCCTTGATCAACTCTGCATATTTCTCGAAAGAAACAAAACATACGTCAGGGCGTCCGCCTTCTCTAGAGATAAGGTAAGCCATGTCGATAAGAGCTTCTTCGATTGGAGCTGCAGAGTAGTTCTCACGAAGACCACCAAGACGAGTAACATCTACTGAACGGTCAACACCGAAGAATGGAGTAGAAGTTGGAGCTGTGTCTGGAAGCCAAGCTTTAAGACCAGCAAGCTTAAGAGTCTTGTTTGCGTTAGTGTGGTCACCATCGAAGAAGATGTAGTCTCCACTCTGAACGCCTGAAGCTACTACGCCACCAGTTGCAAGAGTGAATTTACCAGCAATACGGTCGATAGCTACGATTTCAGAAGCAGAACCACGAAGGTTAGCTGAAGTAGTGTCGTCAGCGAATACAACTTTCTTACCAACTTCGAAGTTAGTGATTTGAGAGATCTCAGAAAGAGTGATAACTTCACCAGAGATGCCGCCTACTAGGCCAACGTCACCTGATTGGTCACCGAAAAGAGAGATAGCGATATCTCTTGAAGCTGCGTCGATAGCTGAGTTGATCTCAGAAGTAGCTGCCTCAAGGAAAGCCTTAGCATTACCTTTAGAAGCTAACTGAGTCTCATTATCGATATCAGCAAGAGAGTAGTACTTAACACGAGTAACTAGGAAATCATTGTACTTTGAAGCACCTTTGTTAGCTTGAGCAGCAGAGAAGGTAGCAGATGTACCAACTGTGTTACCAAACTTAAGAGGGATTACTTCATACTTACCACCGCCATTTGGGTTCTTAGGAACCATAGCGAGAAAAGGATTGTCTTGATAAACCATGTCTTCAACACGCTTATCTGTGTAATGTGCTTTGAGAATTGCATCAAAGCTTTGTAGATCTAAAGCTGACATAAAATGTACTCCAATAAAATTTGTTAATTGTTAAAATTGCTTAATCCCACTTTAGTAATTGAGACAATTTTTCAATTGATTCTCGATCACTTAAAAGATCACCAGTATTAGTAGGACGACTACTGGCTTGAGTGTTTGTTAAGGTAAAATTACTTTCACTCATACCGTCATTACTTGGTTTTGCAGCTTGGTTAAGACCGACCTTACTTTTGATCTTATTTAAATTTAATAACTTCTGTGCCTCTTGAAACAAATAATCTTCCACCATGTCTGCCGCTTCTTTGACATCGAGGATTTTCTTGGTTTCGGCATAATGTTGTTCAATGAGATTAAAAACCTCATGTTCTAATTTATTAGATAAAATTAGTTCATAATTGGCCTGGTCAGATTCTAAGAAGGTATTGATCTCCTGCTTAAATCCATTGATCACAGCTTCTTCTTGTTTTTTAAGTGCTTGTTTTTCTTTTTCTATTGTTTGATTTTCTAATTGTTCGATTTTATCTTGGAGAGCTTTAAGAGCAGGGTCTACATTCACAGGTTTTGTATCAACCTCAGCAGCCACTTGGTTATCTAAATAAAGATTTACTAGATCATCAACACTTAATCCTACAGCTTCTAAAAACTTCTTAGGATCTTTTTCTCTGAGTTCAATAAGCTTGTTATATTCCTGATCTTTAGCAGCTAATTGTTGTTCCTTAGCTTTAAGACTATTTTGATATTCTCTAATTTGTTTTTCTTTTCTGGTCAAAGCCGCAAACTTACTTGCAAACTTATCATCACCCTTTACTTCTAAAGGTACTTCTTCACCTTTCTCCCCTAAAACTTCCTCTACAGTCTCTTCGTTAGTCTTAAACATCTTACCCATTAAGGATTCAATGTTATTAGACTCGGCAGCTTCAGTAATGTGAGCAGAGTTGCCATCGACGGCAGGTGCTTCAGGTAAAAACGATCCAGAATTTGAATTAGATTGATTATCAGACATATGTACTCCTGTGGGGTTGTTACTAAGTTAGGTCTAAGACCAGGCATGGCTATGTGCATGCCAACATGACGTTATAAACATCCATAATGTAGAATAAATTACTTTTTTATTAGAATACACAAAGAGGGACGCTTAATAATAAGCTCCCCCGATGTGTATATTCTTACTTCTTGATCTGAATTTGTTTGAACCATTTAGCTATAATATCTTTTTACTTATAATTTCTAAACTAAGACTTACTTTCCTTTACCGACCCTGATAACCTCCGAGTTAAACGAGTGGTAATTCTTCAGGCATAGGCTCCATAGGAGCAGCTGCCATAGGGTCCATCATTGGGTCCATAGGAGGTAATGCTCCCATCTCCGGCATCGGTGGGGCAGGAGGAGCTGGAGGATTTGCTAACTCCAACATAGTCTGAGCATCCTCTATAAATCTTCTTAAGAGTTCTAGACGATCTTCAGGTGCTCCATCATTAGTTGCTTTAATAAGAGCGTACTGTGTGTGGGTTACACATAACTGCAGATCAACATATGGAGCAGGAGGAGTGTACTCTCCATACTCAAGCATAATTTCAATCTGCTTATCTACATAATTGAGTGGTGCGTTAGCTAAATCAGAGAACTGTTCAATATCTGGCATATCCATAAGCTTAAGAGCTTCTTCCTTGCCGATAAAACCAGCTTGTACCATCTCAACTACTCTCTCGAATCTTCCAGCTGGAGTATTAGGGAGTAAGTTAGCAGGCCACATCTGGATCTCATACATATCCTCTTCCATATCAACTTCATCCCAACGGATAGTCTCAATGAACTTCTTGCCTTTAACTTTAATCTTATAATTCTTATCTTTCTTATAAATATCTTTAGCCAATAAAATCATTTGATGAGCGATATCTAAGAACATGCTTTCATAGTTCTGAGAAACGATAGCAAATCTTTCAGATTCGATGTCGTTATACTCTCTTAGAGCTACACCAGAATTTAATCCTGCAGGTTTCATAGCACTAGCAGACATCTGACTTACCCCAGACACTTCATAAGCCTTATTAAATAAGAAATTTAAATGCTGTGATAACTCTGGAGGCACTGCACCAGTAGATTCAAATGATGGTTTTTTACCTGTGTAATAGATAATCCCACCGATTTGGTTATTTATGTGTGAAGAAACAACACCAGACCCTTTCTCAATAAAGACATGAGGGACAGATGTAAGTTGCATAGACAACTGAATAGTTCTGAGGATCTTATTGATTTCAATTTGAATACCAGTAAGTTGCTCAGCTAGACCCTGGCCGAAGAAGCCCATCAATCTGTCAGACCATTTAATAAATACAAATGGAAAACAATCACGAGTATAAGGCTCATCTACCAGATCACCTGAGTCAAGCATGATAGTGTGACGGCCATCTTTAGAATCTTTAGTACTAGGTAAATGCCATGACTCTATTACAGTCACCATATCAGTTGATCGAGCATCATACTCAGTAAGCATGTGGTGCTCTTTCATTAAAGAAGCATTTTCAATAGCAGTAATTTTATCTGGGAATAGTTTTTTGAGTAGGTCTCTAGGAATTTCTTTTACTTGGTGTATTTGTCTAGGCTTACCGTAAATGGACTCAGTGTCATCTACTATAATTTCATTAGGGAATACTCTTTCAGCTTTTATTTGACCATCTTCAGCATAAATTTTCATTACACCGGTACCGAAAACACACGCATCTAGAAATACTTTAGGTGCTATTTGATAAATGTCACACCCCAAGAACTGACCTAAGATAAATTTATCTAGTTTCTTAGCTCTAGTCTGCAGAGACCAGTTTCCACCTTCAGTAAGGAAAGATGGTTTAGGTCTTTGCTTGGCAATCTTGGCTTGGACGGTATCGCACATAGATTGCACAATATTTAATGTCACTCGGTTAGTAGCTGAAGCTGATCCGCTTCGGTTATAGTCTTGAGACCCTAATCCTAAAACATTGTAATTTCCGTATAGTCTTAAATGTTTTAAATTTAAACTCTCGTGATGAGGTTGGTTATCCCAAAGATATTTTATGTAAGGAACTAGATTCTGGTAAACATCATTCTTCTTCGACATCCACCAGTATTGTTCATTGGATTGCATATCTGAATCTCCTTATGGCGAGCTGAAGAACAGAAGTTCTTCCTCTTCTTGTTTTGATAGTTTTTCGTTGGCCTTAGTCCACTCTTCAAGCTCTTGAGGAGTCATAGGCTTGTAAACAGCTTCTTCATCTCTAAACTCAATTTCAAGATCTGCCAGTCGGCACTTCTTGATTCCTTGAGTTTTCACATATTCGATAAACTCTTTTATTTGATCGATGTCTTTAAACATGGTTTCTCCT